CATAGACCTCGCGACGCCACCAATGCTGTAGTTGTAAAGCCTGTCTCTGTACCATGAATTGACAAGGACGGGACCAAAAGGGTCAGCCTCTCTTAGCTCACAAAGCAACTCACATAGCATGAGCGCGCTAGGTATCAGTTCTAGGCTGGGAGCCTTGAGTGCGACTTTCCACCTAGGCTTGTGCGTACGGTCAGAGATTGCAAAGGCTTCGCGCCCAACATCAGCAATTTCTAGGGGATGGAAGTGTGCTATCCCCTTGGCGTAAAGTGCCTCCCCACATACTGCGACCCACTCACCTTTCGTCATCACGAAACCCAGGCGAGCTATCTAATACGTCTGGCCGCTTGGGTTCACGGGCTAGTGACGCGCCGATCCCACTTACTACCGCACCGATCTGCGGCCCCAAATACTGCGCGATCCTGGGACCAGCAGCCCACATTAGTAGCCCAGTAAAAATTGTACCCAAGAGGGCGTAGGCCGCGTTCGGGACGGTTGCCCAGAGAATTGAGTCAAAGGCTATCAAGATGCCCGTAAATATGAGGCAGCACACCAACAACAACCTCGCTGCGGAGAGCTTTCCTTTTTCGTCTAATAAGATTTGTTTTATCATCCAACACACCACAGTAAGTTATTATTTAATTATCGGTATCGTCGCTCGCCTTGTAATGTCGCTGAGAAGTCTGCCGTTGGGTATCCTTGAGGCAGCATAGCACCGCCCGCAGCTACGCCGCGCTCCCCAAGCAGCCCTGTCACTTTTTTGCGCTCTGTCCGCTTGACGGTTTCTGCCATATCCAAGAGGCCACGCGACTCTTTTTGTCGTAAGCGTCTTGCGAGATTCTGTGCATATTTTCGTTGCGCCCCAGCGCCGTAGATCATCGACATGATGCCCGTCCTTCCCATCGCACCAAACTGACCAGCCAGCCCATACAAGCCAGCAGTCGCGGGGACGGCACCAGAGACTTCTGCCGTTTCTTTCGTTACATCGGTCCCCTTGGCATTATCTACCCGTTTGTTCGTTTTCGCCTGAGAAGACCGTGACCTCAAGTTGGCTTTAGCTTGATCAAGTATCTTTTTCTGCGCCTCTTTTTGGGCCTTAGTAGTTCCCCTCACTGATGCGAATGGTGCGTCTACACCATCAAACAGCATTCTAAACTGCCTTTCTACGAAATCAGTCGCAGCCGCGCCGCTTGTGTCGCCAGGCATCATACCCGCTGCATCGTCTGCTATCTTATCCAATCGGCCTTGCCTGAACTCTGCTTGAATGGCGTCCTTCTGCTCCTTTGTGAAGCCCGCGCCTTTGTCTTTAGAGGTTACCCACGCATTATCGTGGGCATTCTTCAAGTCTGCTTGATTGGCGTAATTCTCTGTACCTTTTTGGTACGAATCCAGCTTACGGCTCTTAACTCTAAAGTTACCGCGTGCGGCCTCATATTTCTTAGAATGCTTAGAAATAGCTCCATCTACTTCATCGGCTAAGTCCCTCATAGCATTTGCCAGATCCCAGTCATCTGACTTGGCTGCGGTAGATTCAGCCTTCTTCAAGGCCCTCCTGAACTTGTCCATATCTTCGGGACCATTGCCCAGGGGATCATCTAAGAGTTTCTTGAGATTTCGAGCGGTCCCCCTTGGACCCTTTCCCCCACGAATCCTTTTCTTTATTGTCGCTGCCACTGACTTACTCTTAAAGGCTTCTTCTATTATATCGAAAAGCATTGGTTCCGCATCAACCATTCTGTTTATATCTGACATAACTGACTGGTAGCCAGACCTTGTACCCGACCTGGGGCTTCCTGGCAGCCCAGTAGGATCTGCCAGGATGTCATCCCAGTCATCGACAGCTTTGTAGAAGTCTGCGTAGTCTTGTGAGGCTTGCTGCTTCCGAACAACTTCTAGCGCTTCTAGATTCTTCTTGGCACTTCCGACAGATTTTGTATTTGCGGCACGGGACAGGTCTTCCAAGGAGCCACTAAGGGGAACCGAACGACTTCCCGAATCCAAGAGACTCTTTAATGGAGCTACCTCATCGCCACCAAATTTACTGATAGCCGCAGTAGTTTCTGCAAAATCGTCAGTTGCATCACCCAATAACCTCGAAACATTTCCAGGCTGTGCTTCTCGTTGGGCCGCTTCATCCGCCCTTGCTAATAGGCCAGCAACAATCGGGGAATCGCCAGATTCTCCAATGTCTTTTAATGCTTTCCTGGCAGCTTCTTTCTCTAGTTTTGTATAAAATTTTCCTGTAGCTGGATTCTTTGCCTTTGATCCACTAGCTACGATAGCTTGCATCCTTGCGACAAAACTCTCACCCCCTTGGATAAATTTTTCTGGGGCTTCTCGCATTAACGATTCTGCTAACATCTGATCTGTTTTCGCTTGGCGACTCTTTAATCCTCTTGCGCCACCAGACTGACCGCGCCAAACATCTTTACTGAAGTCTTTAATTTTACGGGTTGCTGCTACACCACCTACCATCAAGGGGGCGGCTATACCTCCTACAGCACCGCCAACCAGCCCACTTATTGCTCGTTCTTTTAGGCTGTCTTCTCCTACGCCCACTCCGTACAGGGCGCCTTCACTAGCACCTACGCCAGCAGCACTAAGCGCACGGGTTCCAGCGCCGCCTCCTGTACCTCCTACCTGTGCTGCTCGCGTTTGCTGTGCGACGCGCTGTCCCCTCCCAAGCCCAGGAACCTTTCCAAGTATTCCTGACGGCTTTCCACCTAGACCTACCACTTTTGGCAAGACTCTTGCACCCAATGCTCTGGCTCCTCCAGCCAGTCCAAACCCTGTCGCTATACCACCTAGTGCTTCGGCTCCAAGTGCTTTTAGTGGGTTCTGCTCGCGGTAAGCGTGTAGCTTCTCGCGTTCGCCCTCAACGCCTTCTTTGTAACCAGCCTTAAATCCTTTTGGACCGCCAGGGGCTAACCCCTTGAGAAGCCCAGCCACCTCGTCGGAAAATCCGAAACTCGCACCCTGTGCTGCCGTGCGGAGAAATCCGTGAGGAACTGACGCTCCAGAACCTTGGGTTCCACGTTTTTGTGCCGCAGTCTGAGGAGCCTCTTTCTTGCGCCACTTTGGGTTGCCGCCTTCGTCATACTTGACCAATTCCCATAATTGGCCGCTCGTATCTCTACGGGTATCCCCTATCGCAAGTTGTTGCTGACTAGTATCGCTGGGGCTTCGGCTGGCCTCTTGTCTTTCCCTGATTCTCTGGGCGGTATCAGTTTCCCTTGGCATCACCCTCCTCCTGGGTTCACTAAGCTATTAGCAGAATCTCTTTGCCGCCGTAGCGTCTCGTTCATCCCCACCTCATCAAGCTCCGCATTCCGTTCTCTGGTTTCCTGGTTTACCGACTCGATGCTCGTATCTGTCAGACCAAAGTTTATGTCTTCGGAATCTACCAACCGATCAGCCGTATCTTTCATTTGGATCAACCTCCCTGCATCAACTTGCCAGTAATCCCAATCTTGAATACCATTTTCCTCCAATCTCAAGACATTCACGTTATGGTCTTCCATTTCGCTGACTTGTCTCTCAACCGCAGTGCCTAGAATATCCCGCAAGGCAACCTGTAGCTCTTTCAAGGTGCCAGCAGCCCGCAACGCTTGTTCCATCTCTTTCTCACTTATTGCACCCTTGAAGTTTGAAAGATTCCCTATACCAAGTTTTAGTAAGATATTATCTAGTTCTTCTGTAGTAGCCGCCCTATCGCTACCCCAGAACCTCGCTACACCTGTTTGGAGGTCTGAAAGAACACCTACAAACGGCTCTCCCTTATCTGGATCTGCTGCCCATTCTTCAACTGTTCTATCTAGGATGTCAATCGCCTTCTCATAGTCCTGCAATCCATAGAATTGTGGAACTAATGCGTGGTACGAGTCTTGAATGCTTGAGAACATATCCTCAATTCCCGAAAGGTTTGCTTCCTTTATTTGTTGGTCAAGTTGCTCTCGACTTAAATCAATCCGAGCAGAACCGATTGGGCCTTCTCCTAGCCTATCGCCTTCTGGTGCGTCCAGGTTGATGATATGGCCTTGGCCCCTACCATCTGTGAAGATGTGCATACCGCTAGGCCGCTGAAGGATTCTATCTGTAGCCTCTTTGTTATTGCCAATCAACTTGGCATCCTCTTCAGACAACTCTGGGCGTATTTCTTGTAAGGCCGCAGCCCTTGAAGCAGCACCCTTTTCGCTTTCATTGAAGTTCAGCAACCATGCGTGACGTTCTGTCGGATTCAGCGCCTTAATCAACTCATATTCATTTGCGTCCGTTATATACTGACCGCCAAGCAGATCAAACGCCTCACTCAATCTGGATTCGTCCGCATACGTTTCTGCCATAGTCACCGCGTCTTTATAGTCGCCAGTTGCTATAATGGCCTTAATCGCAGCTTGCTCTTCCTTCGATCTGCCTTCCATTAAAAATTCTGTAGACTCAATCGCTATTTTCCTGTCGGCTGCATCTTGCGCCCTGTCGTCTTGAATCCTTCGGTCTTCTTTGATGGCTTGATGTTTTGCTAGTCCCGCTTCTAGCCCAAAACCAAGGGAGGAAAATGGGTCCGTGATGGCATTTCCTTGTGCATCGCGTCCCTTCATCATTGCAGCACCAGCGGTCATCAAGCTCTGGCCCATACCTGGGCGCTTGAAGAATCCGCCAACCTTACCCAGTATATTCTGTGGGCCTTCTTCGGCTACAGCGGGGAGGTTGTCCACTGCTGACTGTTCCCCTCCAATCTTACGACCTATACCGCCCGCGAGTTGGTTTATGTTTTCGGCGACACCTGGTACACCTGGTACACCTGGTACACCTGGTAGACCCAGGGCGTCACTGCTTGTACGCGGATCAGGTTGCGGCATACCCCCGACGCTACTTAGGCGTCTTGTTATATCAGATACACCACGGGGTTGTTGGAATATATTCTGGACACTGCGTCGAGGGGTGCGCTGGGGCGCTCCGATTCTATTGGTAAAATTACCCGCCGCATTTATAGCAGAACTGTTTGGCCCCATCTTACTATTGCCTCCAGCTATCAGGGTATTGCGTCCCGCTGGAAGATTCATTCCAAGCAAGTTTTGGCCTCTATTTCGATTCAACAGCCCCTGTCTCCACTGTTCTGCTGGGTTGTACACCATTATACGGCCTCCATTGCTAGGCCAAGTGCGCCATAGTCAACCCAGTATAGACCGTTTCGGCTCGTCAACGCGTCAGGACGTGTTGTCAGGAGATCCTGGGCCATTACACCCTTGTAGCGTTGCTCTCCACCCAGGTAATTGAATTCGTAAAGTTTGTGGCCGTTCTTCTCGCCAACATACCTAATGTTTTCTTTCATTCTTATGTCACTACCCAGAGCCGCTCCACCCAAGGATGTTGCTGCCCCTAGAATCTGGCCAAATCTATCTGGCTTACGCTGCCATTGCTGCTGGATTCCTCCAGGCATCATGGCCGAAACCAAGCCAAGTGACTCTGCGCCGCCCTCCTGCCCTCTTAGCCACTGCTCGTAATCCCAAGCCTGTTGCAATCTTTCGGCCTGTTCCTGATTGGCGCCCATGCCCCTCAACTGGTCGGCTGCACCGAATGCAGCACCCTGTCGCATACCACCAATGTCTGCCAACTGCTGGGCTGCACCAAGTTGCTGTTGCCTAAATTGACCTTGGGCGTCCATCCCCATCCCTGCGGCCTGAAGTTGGGTCGACTGATTGCGCGAAGCGGCGTCCAGCCCCATCTGGGCTTGTGACAGTTGGCGCTGTGCGTTGATTGCAGCCTGTTGATTCCCTGTTTGTAGGGCGGCTTGCATATTGCTTTGTGCTACCTCTATCTGGTTCCGTGATTTCTGCATTTTCGCTTCGGATTCCAGTCCCCTATTCTGCATTCCTGCCTGGTTGCGTAGTTGTTGGGTCTGCATAAGTTGAGTGCTTTTAAGTTCCGCATTCCGTACCGCACGCTGTGCATTAAGCTGCGCTTGGCTGTCATTCGTCTGTAGGGACGCATTAAGGTTCGCTTGAGCGGCCTGTAGCTCGTTTTGTGCATTCTGTGCGCTGGCCTGATAACCCAAGGTTTGGGTTTGCATACCAGCTTCAGCACTAAGTTCTTGCGTCTGTTGCGCTTCCGCTAGTTCTAAACGGGCTGCCTCCATCTGTCTTTCGGCATTAAGTTGGGCCTCTTGTGTCCCAGTTTGCATCGACGCAGCCTGGTTGGCCTGTGCGACAGCAAAATCATTCTGGGCCGTTTGGATGCGAGCTTGCTGTGTTAGCTGTTGGCTCTGTAGCCCAGCCTCAGAACCCAACTGCTGCCCCGTTAATGCTGCCTGTTGCGCCCGCGCAGCATTGGCTTCACGGCGGCTTGCCTCTAACTGCTGTCCTTGCATTGACGATTCTAGGCCAAGTTCAGCGCCGCGAATGTCGCCAGCCTGTGCCAGTTGCTGAGTCTGCATCGCTGATTGCACACCCAACTGCTGACCCTGCATTCCTACTTGCTGCGCTCTTGCTGCGTTTTCCTGCCTTCGTTGAGCTTCTAGTTGTTGCCCCTGCATAGAAGCCTGTAATCCCAGTTCGGCACCGCGAATATTCCCTTGCTGTGCCAGTTGCTGTGTTTGCATTGCAGACTGTGCGCCTAGTTGCTGTCCAGCCAATCCCGCTTGCTGTGCGCGCGCCGCATCAGATTCCCTTCTCTGGGCCTCTAACCCCTGACCAGCCAGTCCAGCTTGCACCCCTAATTGTTGGCCTTGCATCCCTGCTTGCTGGCGGCGTCCTGTGTCGGCCTCCATAAGTTGTGCGGCACGGTCATATCCCGCACCACGAATCTGGGCAATATTCCGCTCCTGATCTCCTATCAGCCCTGATTCTTCTACCGTTCCACGCGAACCAAAGGCGCCGACCTGTGCTTGGCGAGATTTTTCTCTATTAAGAGCCTCCTCGTAATCTTGTCGAGCTTGTGCGACCTGCGCCTCGACACCTGCTTGATTCATATAGTCTTGAATGGCTGGACCGCCCAAATAAGAGGCTCCACCAAATTCTGTAGGTGCTACCGCGTCTACAGACTGAGTAGCTTGCCCAGTGAGGGGGTCGATGTCGACAGCTTGTGGGCCAGCTATGGCCGTTGGGTCTACGCTGCCCATTTTTAATGCCTTTGCTCCTTCAAGATCACCAACTTCAACTGCACCTACGTCGTCGAGGGCGGCGACATCGACCTGCGGGGCAGAATAGTCCGTAAGCGCTCCGCTTACCTCTCCCGCAACGGGACCGAGGTTGACTGTCGCGCCCGTATTAGGGTCAATCACCTGTTCAGGCTTTAGCACGTCTGGTCCAGCAACATCACCAACACCAGTCTGGATGTGTCTAGTTGACGCCCCAGAAGCAAAACCGCCCAACCCCTTTAGTGGGCCTAATCCCTGTATGCCCGTGGCGTCTGGAGCCGTTATCTCGCTTGCTGACATATCCGACGTCTTTGTGATCGGTGTCTGGCCTATGCTAGTTGTCGGGGTAGAACCTACTGAAAAGGCTCTACCGTACGGACTGAAGCTCCCTACACTAGTTCCAATCCTCGGCGTCGTACCCACCTGCGTTGATCCGACAGTTGGGCCGACAATGTTGCTATAGCTGGGCTGCTGGGGTGCAAATTCTTCTAGCGAACGGCGGGTAGCCAACGCTCCCATTTCCATGTTGTCCATCCCCACCCCTCGTTCCAACGATTTGTCCCCAATACGCAATAAGCCTCCTTGCGGGGCGCGGGTGGGTGTGGAGGCTGCCGTAGTCCTTGCGGTGGAGGGTTCCGTAGCTTTTCCTGCTAATCCTCCCCCAAATTCTGCTGCCCTTCCAAAGGGATCGACCCCTGCTGGCTGTTGTTGCATACCCCGTCCATCTATAGAGCTTGGCGTATAGTCTCCCCGTGACGCCAACCCTGCTGGCTGTTGTTGCATACCAGCCATAAACTTTGGATCTTGGCCCAGGCGAGCTGATTCGATCTCAAAGTTGTTTCCAAACTCTGGTGATGGTGGTGCAGTATTCGCTGCTGCTGCTGCTGCTGCTGCTGCTGCCCTAGCTACTGCTTCTCTTTCTCTCCTGTTCTTATCTTTCCAGCCACCAAGTCCTCCAGCATCTACTCCTGCTGCTATCTCCGCAGGAGTTCGTTCAAATCCACTAGCTGCTGCTGCGGCAGCACCAGCAGGACTCAGGCCATCGCCTTGGGGTTCGGCTGGGGCATCAGGGTCATAAGGAGGGGCGTGAGGATCAGGGGCGTTAGGCTTGTTGTTAGTAGGGAGCGTTGGTGGTACAAAAGGTGGTGGTGGCGCTCCTCCTGGTGCTGTCTGCGCTCCTGCCGTGTACCCATAAGTTGATGCGGCGGCAGCAGTTTCTGGGCGGGAGTAGTCAGAGAAACCAAGATTTTGTTGGCCGTACTGACCTTTTCCTAATATCGAATCAGTTAGGTATTGCTGTCCCCGTTGTGACATATCCGACAGACCAGGCATAGCAGAAGCACCCCCGTACTGTGAAGTAAAGGGATCTGTCTCTGCAAATTGCTGGCTCTGGTTCCAAAGGTGCAACTCGCGAGCTTCGGACGCAGGGTCTTTCTTTTGTGCGCCCGTTATCTCTAGTTCCTTCATCGGGTTACTGTTGTCGCCTCCGCCTCCACACATCTTAGCCTCCTATGTCTTTTTTTAGTACCACGCCAACGTGCTTATAACCATAAGGTTTTAGCACCCGTTCGTACACCTTTCTTCCCGTGCATTCAATGCCATCGCAGCCATACTTTTCCGCCAAAAGCTCTGCCGCTTCCATCACTGCGTCAAGTTTTGCGACCCCTTCCCCCACTTCTCCACCGATCAGCCAAAGAAGAAGATTCCGTTTTTTCGGGTATACGGCCACTCGAAATACTGCTGCCCCATTCTTAACGGGATAGAAAATCGCCTGATCTTCCTTTATTAGGTTCAGCAAGTCGTCTACATCATATTCATCGCCGCTTTTCTCCAGCGCGGTGACCATGTAGTCCCTATTTTTCTCCCACGCTTCTGTAAATCCATTTAATTTTGTCAAATTCATATGGCTGTTGTCCCCAAAACGCCAGCATCTGAAACTGTTACGCTGTATCTCGTCCCATTTGCGCTTACTAGGATTAATCGCTCTTTATTCGCCAAGTCTACGTCTTCAAAATGCTTAAAATTGCTCCTATCGGCCCTTTCTAGAGCGACATTCGCAAATATCATTGATTCCCGACTGTATTCATCTCGCGGTTCTGCCAAGCGCAACCGCCGCCCACCTGTCGGACCACTAACACTCATCGTCGTCCCCCAGGCTGTAATTCAAGACGTGGAACACCCACGTTCCATGCGTCAGAAGACGCGCTAGTACACTTCATCCTACACGTCCTACCCGTAAATCTCACGGAAGTCGGTGCAGCCATTGTATATGGGCCATGCGTTGTGTCAGAGTCAGTCGGGTACATTCTAGTATAGAAAGTCGTCGTAATATCGCCCAGAGCCGTAACATCTGGGATCAGTGACGTAGCTGATAAAATTCTATCCCCATCGCCAAGCTGAATTGGCCCAGATTCTACATATGGAACCTTTGCCGCTTGGCCCACGTCGGCGTAGGTATTCCCAACTTCATGTTCGTAGGGGTTACCTGATGAATCAAAGAGGATCGGATGTAAAAAGATTCCACGGCTCATTACCGCTGTCCTAGCCATCGTCCCTACAGACCAGTGTTTTTCAAGATAGTTGTAGCTGATATAAGCGTCTACTTCTATTGTATCGCCTGGATAGAACCAAACGATTTCATTGAAAAGCGTGTTGTGCCAAGCCACGACCTTTGACGCCTGGGCTTGATTGATATTGGTAACCAAAAAACTTTCAACATCACATGGAATTGATCGCACATACCCATCATACATAAAGAAACCTTGTGCGGATCGACCCATCCAGTATGCCGTTGGCCCCGCTACTGCCACTGCGTTGACACTTACTGGGCCACACGCTTGCCCTACGCGGTCGAAGGAGTAGACATAGGGTAACCCAACATATGTTGCTGTGTGGGCGTCAATCGTCGTAAAGACTAATAACTGATCTCGCACCTTTACCGCGCCGAGCAAGTCGCCTTCGGTGTCAAGAATATGGTCCCCTGCCTGATTGGTGGCCGAGGCTGTCCAATCTGTATTGTCCTCAGAGTCGGACCAAAAGACCTTCCGCCTGTCGCGAGTAGCCTCTGCTCCACCAGAGCTAGTTCCTCCGAACACCATCTGAATGCGTTCACTGGTAACAGCAGTCGCGATAGCGTATTGAGGTGAATTGGTTATTCTGACAGCTTTTGTGCCTTCGGGGCTTCCCCCACTAGCGTCCCACTGATACACATCTCCATCATCTGGGGTGCATCCCACTAGGTCTTCCCCCCATAGGTCCATGCTCCAGATTGTTGCTGGTTCAGGTATGCCCAGGTCGGGACGTGAATTTCCATATGTAGACTTTCCATATATAGAATTTCCGTACCCAATATTTGGATCGGCATCTGTACGCCCTGCTGTAAAACCAGTAGGGGTGATGTCCGACAGGGTCGCATTGAATGAGTACATATAGAGCTTTGCAGCAGTGCCAACCGCCATCCACCGCCTGAACTGGTTGTCCATCCAAGGAAGTGCCGTCCTCGGAACTCCCGTGACGGCAGTTGTTGAGTCGCCCCACGTCCTCCATCCACCCATAGGGCCAAGCGCACCTACGCTCCATCGCATAAGATCGGCGTCATACCACCGTTCCTGTGCTTGGTACAAAGTACCATTCTTCCACACACCTGGCTGGAATCTTAGCGGGACGTATTGCGCTGAAGCCATTAGCTTGTTGCGCTAACGATTGCTGGCTTTAGCATCAAGTGCGGGTTGTCATCGCCCAGGTGGCCCCCGATAATTTCGCGGCCATTTATTCCAACCATTTGCTCTGCAAGCCCGATCCTTTCCTCTATCTCCTTTCTAGCCTGATAAAGATTCCGAAGGTTTACGGTTTGCTCCAAATTCAGTGGCAGTCGGTCATCTAAAATAACTGCACCGTTGCTACTGCCCGACGTGACCCCACTTCCGAGGTCAGCACCCTCAATCACGGGTCCGCGACTTGAGGTGTGCAATTTCGACTTCGGTTCTGCTAATTCTTTCCCCATGCGTATCTACCTTTTCGTCAAGTCGCGATACGATTCGCTCCATCTGGGCCAACGTCTCGCGAGTTCCATTTAGTCCAGCTTTAACTCCGCCATAGGCGGCCCCTGCTGCGGCTGGTATAGCGAGCAGAGATACTAAATTCATCATCTCAGCTTCCATTTTCAACCAGTTCGCTTCAGTGGTTCAAGAATTGGACGGCCATCTTCATCTGTCCAATCAGTGCCAGCATCTTTCATGTGTTCGTCCTGTCTTTCTGCAACTACCATCCAGCTAATTGTATCACTGCTAGTTGTGTCCTTGCAGTTGATGATCAGAGTTGAACCTGACACTGATCCTTTCAGTGCTGACCAGCCAGATTCGTTCTGCAGAAACACCTGTGGATCACGGCATAACAACTCCCAAGTTCCGTCCGTCATTCCGACCTCTGCATCTAGGTCTATACTGGCACTTCCACCAGAAAGAGCTACAGAACCTCTATAAATCAGATCTGCCCTTGGACCCTCAACAAATGAGTGGACTAGATCGTGCGTATTTTTCTTGTCGGGTAGTGGGTGGGGAATCCTGAAAGATCCAGATCCCTTGGACAAGGCACCCGTGACGATAACCTGATTCCCATAAGGTTGAAGGTAGAGTTCCTTTGTACCACTTCCATCACTAAAACCACCCTGCAGATATGTGCCAGAACCACTAGTAGTTCCGATTGCCAGCCCAGCACTACTGCCATAGGTACTCTTTACGAATAGACCAGCGTTGGTCACATTGTCAGCAAGCTCTGTTGCCCCACCACTTCCTGTACCCGTGAACCATGGTGCTGTAGCTCCGTCTGAGGAAACGCTGTCGAGAGCTATGTTTCCCACGTTGGTGATAGCAAGATCGTTGAAACTCGTACCAGTGGCAGTCACCGATTGTGATGTAGTGCCACCAGCTACCAAGTCAATAGTATCTCCTGCTGATTCGTAGATATAGGTGTTTCCACCATTATCTAGGTATATTTTAGCCGTAGCAGGGATAAATATGCCTGAGTCGAAAACACCGAAGCGAGATGCCCCACCAGTAAAGATTTGAACATTATCGGCTGATGCTTCTGTTATATAAGTATTTCCTGAAGCAGATCCGTCTAGCCGTAATTTGTCGGTTGCACCCAAGACAATATCAGCACCAACTGCCACATTCCCTGTCAGCGTAGATGTCCCACTGACATCTAGGTTGGCGTTCATATCCACCAACGTAGTGTTCATTTCGATCTCTGGGCCGTACAAATTCAGAACCGTAGTGACTGCCCCATTCACTATAATATCGAAAAGCATCTGGCCATCTTCTGTGCCGTCTGTTACGTCTATGGATTTGGTGGTAACCTGTGAATAGGTAACGAGTTGATCTGCATCATTGCGTCCTTGGCTGTAAATTCTACCGATAGCATCGCCATCTGCTGGGGAGGCAGTGTCTCTGTCCAATAATATCAGTGGCCCAGCACTAGCATCCGCATCGGTGCATTTCAACTGTAGGGCAGCAGAGTTGTCAGCAACTGTAACTGAAACATTACTACTGAATGTGCCAGATCCAGCGGCCAGAGCGGAACTACCAACATCAATAGCTCCAAATCCAGAAGTAATTGATCCAGCGTTTAACGCTCCGACAGAAGTTATCTGTGTTTGTGAGGCATCTACGTTCAATGTGACTGTACCAGAGGTTCCACCACCTGATAATCCAGTACCAGCAGTAACTCCAGTAATATCACCGACAGTAGGTGCTGACCATACGGGTAGGCCACTTGAAAGAGTCAACACTTCAGTGTCTGAACCCTTGGCTAGTCGAGTTGGAACACCTGAAGCTGCATAATATAGGATGTCGCCTGACGTACCATCTTCCAGCTTGGCGAGTGTTATTGCGTTGTCTGCAACTGTAATCGCACCGCCAGCAGTCATGGTAACATCGCCTGATAATGCAAATTCCTGTGCATCTCCAGAAGAGTCGCCAATCCAGATTTTCGTGTTGGCGAGTGGTGATGTGGTCACATCTATGTAGTCGCCAGTTATAGCGGTGCCATTCCAGACTCCTGTAGCAATAGTTCCCAAAGTCGTAATGGAGGTCTGCCCGACATAGCTACTAGCTATCGTGACAGCATCCGCAGAGACTGTAATCTTGTCTGCTGTCCCGATCACATTCAGCGTAGGAATCGGGCCACTCAAGGACGTTCCTGTCATTCCAGCACCTGCGACTATAGCAGTCATATCACCAACAGTAGGTGCTGCCCAAGTAGGAACTCCCGAAGCAAGTGTTAAGACTTCTGTGTCCGATCCTTTAGCTAGTTTGGCTATAGTTGTTGCACCACTAGCATAAAGAATGTCTCCTGCTGCATAGCTAGTTAGGCCAGTTCCACCTTTGTTGACAGCTATTGTAGTAGCCGACCATGTTCCTGTACCTACAGTTCCAACAGTTACCAAGCTAGAGTCTCCCGTATAGGCCGTTGCATCACTAAGGTTAAAAGCTGGAGTTGCATCAGATGCTCCTAGTGCGACCGACACTCCACCGTAGCTCACTGATGAGTTCGCCAGGTTAGCATTAGCAATGGCCGTTCCGTTCCAAACGCCTGTCGCCACTGTTCCTAGCGTCGTAATAGACGTTTGCCCTACATAGGTACTGGCTATGGTGACCGCATCTGCCGAAACCGTGACCTTGTCTGCTGTCCCAATCACATTCAGTGTGACTGCTCCAGAAGTACCGCCACCTGTCATTCCAGCGCCAGCGACTACACTTGTAATGTCACCAACTTCAGGCGTAGTCCAAGCCATCGTACCGCTACCATCAGAAGCAGATAGCACTTGGTTAGCAGATGGCACTGCTGCTGGCATTGTAAGTGTATACGAGGTTGATACAGCCGTGGGAGCCTTGACTCCGACAAAGTCCGTACCAGTCCCAGTCTCTTCTAACTTAATACTGTTAAAGGAAATGTCTGACATCTTGACGTCGGTTCCAGTCGTACTGAAAATAAGATCAATCACGTCAATAACATTGGCGTTTAGTGTAGTACCCCAAGTATCCGTAGACCCACCAACGGTGGGCTTGGTCATACCTAAGTTAGTCGTCGGATTAGCCATAGTTTACCCCAGCACCCTCGCTCTCATGCGAAGCGAAGATCCACCATGTAGCTCACGTTGTCCTTGGAGCCGAAGGCCGCCAAGCGCTTTTTCAAGCCGCGCAGACCACAGGGGAAATCGCTCATCGTTCTTTAAGTACGGTTCCGCCTCCACCAACGCCCCGAATAAATAGATGTCGGGATGCGAGTCAAGTAACCAGTTTGTGGTAGCCGAATCGGTTAGTGCTGGGATTCGGGTATAGTAAACAATCGAAGAATTATACGCCTGGTCGGGCGATTTCAGGACTTCTAGCTGATTGCTGGACCCGCCAACCACCGTGAAATAATACGGCTTGCCAGTACCACCCAAGTCGCGCCTCTTCTCCGAAATCTCTTCGGGCGTCAAATACTCAAGCGTAATGGTAGGTGTAATGTCTACCACTATCCTGATAATTTCTAGCGTATCACTCGGCAACGTGTTGTACTGTGATGACAAGGAAAAGGAGTCGTTTTTGACAATCATGTCTGGCGAGCGAACGCCACGGTTGAAGTTCGCTTCAGCTAGTTCAATGAACTCTGGAATACGGGCCGATAGGTCGGTCCTGTCTAGCCAGTTTGCCGTAGCAGTCTGCAATGTCGCATAGGTGGTAATTGCCACTACACCCTCCCTGGTCTAGTTCTAAAAACCCTGTTGTCAGGATCATTCAGGAACTTCCTGACAACTCGTTGATCTTTGAAGTTATTTGAAATCTTAGCTAGTCCGTGATATAAACTCATCGGTATATGGGCGACCCTGTGAATGTCCCCCTTCCAGGCCGTGCGTTCGTCGATCTGGTTAAAGTGAGCCTTATTAGCCTCAATAATCGCCGAAACGTCCTGCTCAGTCTCAAGGCTCATCGCACCAGTAGCATCGTCGTAATGAAACCACTGCGTGGTCTTGGTTACAGGATCATAATCTAGTAAGCGTCGGTTAGCCATAATCGGTCTAATAGGGGGCAGGGGCCGTAGCCCCCACCCCACCATCAGCTTCTTAAGCTGCTGCCGTTATGCCAGCAACAATACCGTGGGCCTTCTCGTTGTTCACCTGAAGTCCCCATTCGTGTAATGCCATACGCTTATCAGCATCACCAGTTCTTGCAAGCGCTTCAATGCTGTACGGACGCACTGTCGCGATTTTCACCTCATCGGTGTCAATCAAGAGCGCCCAGTCATTCATCAATGAACCCGCACCAGCATCAACCACCGTAGTGAAGAAGCGGTTCGGGACAACGGACAGATTACCGAAGTCGCTGACATAAATGTCTGCTGCGCCAATGATTACGGACGGCTCTGCACCATCCACATTGTAACGGCTGGAAGCGATTCCTGAGAATCCACTCACAACAGTCTTGTTGTAGCCTCCAACCATCAACATCGACGGCTCTCCACCACTCTCGTAGCATTCTTGCATCGTGGTTTTAAGCATTGCTTCGGTAAATGCTGTAGGCGTTCCAAAGGCCTTCCATACCTGTGCAGCACCTGTCGGGGTTGATCCCGAATAACTGGGTGCAGTTACGTTGGTGGAAGTTTCGTTAGTCTTCAGCCAGCAAGGGAAACCAGCCGTAACGCGGGCTGTCGCAGTCGCACCAGCAACCGCGCCCACACCATTCAAGAGGCAAGCTGTCTCTACGTCACGCTTGAGTTCTTTAGCTGCCTTCGCTGCCTGGTAACCAACCTCAGACGCACGGCCAGCCTTATCTACACGCTGCTCAGTACCAGAGATAATAAAATCTCTCATGTTGATCTGAGCATAATTCCCAAGCCTTACAGTAGGCGTGACCGCCGTAAAGCTGCTCAAGTCCTGTCCTTCAACCACTGGCGTAGCAGAAGCTGCTGCCAGCGAATCTGTCTGCCATTCAAAGTAAGTATTCGACGCGTCCCTCGTCCCAACATTGCTCTGAAACGGAGTCTGAGTCGGAGAAATGTCTGCGATTAAGTCGGACAAATCTTCTCTTATTCCTTTAGCATCATAAGTGGTAAAGGTATTGGATACAACTGCCATAATCTTCTTGCCTTTTAGTTAGTCCGCGAGCAAATTCCCCATAAGCGAAGCAGCGTCTTCAATCTTTCCAGATTGCTTCAACCTGCCCCGTTGGGTTTTCTCCTTGCGGGAGCGTGTGCGACGGGCCGTAAGTTTATTACCGCCTCTCGCACTGCCGATTTTACTTTTGGCCTGAGTGATCCTCTCGCCGTTTGTGAGTTCCCTGTAGCGCATTGCGTCGCGTAACACGATTAATGCCCTGTGGTCGTAGATCGTATCAAGTTCGTTATCCGTGAACCCTACCGTCCTACCAAACTCTACCAGCTTTCGCTGATCTTCGGCCTGAATTTCACTGTCAGCCCATTCAGGAATTTTTTCCAACACCAGATTCTGCTGGGCGCTTAAATGCTCCTGGAGCCTCTGACCTTGTTCTTGCTCCGAAATTTGTTGCATTCTTTGACGCTCTGCGGTTACAGCTTGAATTTCACCCGCACGCTGACGCTCAAGTTCTTTGAGTTTCAGCCACTGTACGGGATTCTCCCTTTCAAGAGCATCCCAGTCCAGATTGCTTGGCTTATTCGCAGCCTCCATCTGTTGCTGGAGTTGGCCTAATACCTCTTGGTACTGCTGGTATGTCGACCTGAGAGCCGCTCCGTCTTTTTCAAAACCTTGGCGCTCTTGCGCCAGAGCCTGGCTCTTTTTCGTGAACGTAGAATGTCTGTGATAACCAGAGATGAGTTCGTCGAGAGGAACGTCTTCAGACTTTCCGTCTACCATGACGGAAAATGTCCGAACACCGTCGCCTTCGTCGAGTTGTTCTTCGTCTAGCTCTCCATCGTCCTCTTCGTCCACTGCTGAATTATCGGCCAACTCAGCATCTAATTCCTGCCCTTCATCCAAAGAATCCGTCGTGGGTTGCTCTCCTTCAGGAGAATCCTCTTCGGTTTGCTCTTCGGGTCCGACGAGCATTTGGGCGAAAGCATCTTGGATTTCGCCCGAAGACCGTGAACCAGTTTCTTTAGTTGTACTGGCTACGCTCATGTATTCCGTCCTTGTTTAGTCGAATTGCGTTTTGATGTCTCTACAGTCCAGTCGTCTACTAATGTTCGCAAGCCGCGTAACACTTCGTCAAGGGCGCGGCCCTGATGGTACAGACTCTCACGGAGATTTTCTTGCTCAAATTCTGTCAAATTCCATTCTGTCATTATCTGCGTACGCGCCGTATCTATCATCTCTATGAACACTGGGTCACTTAGGATTTCTTTACCCCTGCGTCCTTTTTGCTCTTTCGTGCTGTCCACTATAAACCTTCCTTCAGGCTGGCTTTGACTACTTCTAAGTCTATATCGTTTTGGAATTTCTCTTCTGCCTGGAACTCCCGTATAGCCAGGTCGCCAGCGATCCTCGCGCTTTCACGTTCATCTAGCTGCGTCTGTTTCACCGAATCAAGCTCCAGCTTTTGCTGGTCGATTGAGGTACGCGCCTGAATGTCTGCCATCTGTGCCTGTGCCAGAAGCTCTTCTGGAGTTGGCTTCGGAGGCGCGGGTGGAGGCGGTTGGTAGTCCAGTGGTATTTGCTTGAAAAACTGACTTGAGTCGGGATAACCGCTAATCTCAAGCATTTTGGCAAGCGTATGCCGTATTTGTCCAAGGCCAACCAGTGGGTTGTTTGGCCCCATCTTCTCCATTGCTTCCTGCTGTCGCACCGCAATTTGGTTCAAAACAGCTAGTCGTTCGTCGGTCTGCCCAGAACCCAACCCTACATTGACGGTACAATCCATATTAGAGTCCCAAACCCGTGGATCAACTGGCACCCACTCGTCACGCAATCGTACTACGCGCTCACGGTCTTGGT